TGTAAGCCAGGAAGCCGGTCATACCAGCAGTCGCATACAGCTCCTTTAACGGCTGGAATACAATGCCAAGTCTGTTGGCGATCCAGTAATAACTGAAGTCCCCGAACGCAACCGGTTTCTTGCCCGCCGCCAGGTTGTCCATGTAATCGGATACTACCGCAGGACGTCCCAACAAAGTATCAGGCTGTCCCGCAATCAAGCCGGGCTGCCATAAGTATTGGCCGTTTGCGTCTTTCAGTTTCCGGGCCGCCTTGGCCGCTCCATCGGACATCATAAAGATAGCCCTGCTCCGATAAGGACGCCGTAAGCCGTAGTATAAATCGATAAAGTTATCACCGGTTAAAGCATCCGCCGCCTCAGCGGTCACGCCAACACCGGCGCTGGTAACAAAGCCAGTCGGCTTTTTGTCGCCATCGCCATCAATGAAAGCTTCTTCTTCTTTGGCGCCAATCCGGCGGGTAAATTCTGCCCTGATGTAGCTTTCCAGGTCAAACATGGAATCCTGAAGCAACTCGTTCGATACCTTGATGAGCGTTCCCACTTTGTAGGCATCAATGGAAATTTGAGAGAAGGTTTCTTCGCTTTCGGTGAAATCGCCTTTTTCCTCAATCCATTCTGCCGTTCCGTGGGAAGATGCAACCGGAATTTTCTGTTCGGCGGAAGTGGTAATGACAGTGGCGTATCTCCGCATGATGTTTTCGTCTTCCAGGGCCTGGATAAGCGTTCTTTCGTATTCCACGGGCACAATGTAAGAACCGGTGGAACTGCTTCCCTTATCCAAGGCCATGATTTCATTGGCAGACAGCTTATTTATGTCGCCGCGATTTCTTAAGNCATTAAAAAACGCGCGGCGGTAAAGTTTACTTTCCTGCACGTTTCCGTTGGTTAAATCTTTTAATTCGTCTTTAACGTCATCCTGCTTGGTGGTGGTGTTGTTCCGGCCCTCGTTGACGCTGTCCTGCAAGCCTTCCTCGAGCGCGCTGAGTTTTTCCTCCCTTTCGATTTTCTTCATCATGTCGTCGATGTCTTTCATTATGCGGTCATATTGCTGATTCTCATCAGCGGACATTTCTCGCTTTTCTTCCTCGGCTCTCTCCACCAATTCCCGGGCCTGCGCGATTAAATTAGCCCTTTTTTGCCGTAATTCCCTTGTTTTTTCGTTCATCTTTACATTTCCTCCTTTGTCTTTAAATCAAGTAATTTCTTTTTATTGGCCAAAGAAAAATGACACTGCGTTGTTGTTGATAATGTAGTAGATGTGTCGCCAGTGTCATTTTCATTGGTGTTATTAAGTTGTGGATTTTGTGGGTTTTGTGTGGATTGTGGGGGTGGCGCGGCTTGATTTTGTTGACCCTGTTGTTGGCTCTGTTGCTTGCCGGTCAATGCTCCAAGCTGCCGTTTTACCTCCTGGGCCACCAAATCTTGTATCAATTGTTCCGTTTCTATGCTTTGCGCGGCGGCTTTCAGTTTCTCCGGTACATTTCTATATTGGGCGAACATTTCTGGGTCCACACACGCGGCGGCCTCGTTTGCTTCGTCTACCTCAATATCGAAATACTGAGCAGCCTCTTCGCCGGTCATCCACGTTTCTTCGGCCACCATTTGCCGGATAGTTTCAATGTCTACGCCGTCCCGAAGGTGTTCCTTGTAGACATTTAATGAGCCCTCGTCAATCTTATCCAAAGTTTCGGCCATTTTCCGGAAATCATCAGCATTGCCCACCGCCCAGCTCCAAGCCTTATGGATCATGTAATAAGCATTGGCCGGAATAATAATCCTGTCTCCGGCAAGTGCAATAATCGAAGCCATTGAAGCAGCCAAACCATCTACGCGCACGGTTTTGTACCCCTTAAACCGTTTCAGGATATTGTAAATCGCCATGCCCGCAAACACTGAGCCGCCTGGGCTATTGATGTAGATGTCCAAATTCTCGGCATCCTCGATTTCTTTCAGGAAGTCGCGAACGTCACTCGGGGCTACATCGCTGTCATCCCACTTCCATCCATCCGAAACAATCGTCCCGTAGATGTATAGCTCCGCTCTTTTCTTGTTGCCCGCTTTTGCGCGAATCTCCATCTTGCCGACGATCCTCTTTTTTCCCGCCTTATTTTTGGCCTGGAACTCCAATACCTTATTCATCGTTTCCCTCATTCTCGTCCTCACCACCTTTCTTGTTATTATTCAGACTGGCTTTGGCTCTCTGATATTCTTCCAGGTTTTCAAGTGTTGTATAGTTGAGGCTCATATAATGCTTGTCTCCTATTTCGCCGATACTGCTTTGCTCTTCCAGCGCGCGCACTTCGTTGATGGAGTATACCCCTGTCCCGATCATTATGCTGTAATACTCGGCGCGACTCTTGCTGTCCCCACGCAGCTCACTGGTCAGGTTAAACTTGACGTAATACCGCATTCTTTCGGTCCGCGTGAACATTTTATAGTCAAGTTCCTGCTCCCAGTTAACAATATCCGGCTGCAAGGTGTTTTTTACATATTCCAGGGATTGATGCTCGATGTTGCTAAATGTCGCCCGGTCAAGCTGCCCTAACTTATGCGGCGGGATTTTATAAATCTTCGCAATTTCTGATATACCCCATTTTTGGGTTTCGATAAATTGCGCATCCTCTAGCGGCATCCCGATGTTTTGATATTCAATTCCTGCGTCAAGGATTGCAATCCGGTGCGCGTTGGTCAGGCCGGTGTGCAGCTTCTCCCATTCGCGGCGCACTACTGCTTTGGCCGGTTCCTCCAAGGGGGCTGGTACTTTTAAAATGCCGCGCGTGGTCGTGCCGTTGGCATAAAAAGAGCCAATGAACTTGTCACTGGCTTGTTGAATCCCGATTTTTTCTCTTATTACCGCAATTGGCGTGATACCTTTCAGCCCGCTTAAGGATAGCCCCTTAAAATGGACCACATCTTCCGGCGGCAGTTTCCGCATCTCACCGTTTGGCAAAGTGGTTATGTACCACACATTGCCGTTATCATCGACCTCAACATCTGTCTGTGCCGGATTGAGCGGCCACAAAGCTTTAGGATATCCTGCCGCGCTCCATTCGATATTGGCGTATCCGTTGCCCCATAATACTTGATGAACCTTCATCAACTCTTTAAAGGTATACGCACTCATGTATGGATTAGCACGCACGCCTAAAATCTCCGCCGTAGGATGTTTTAGATCCCGTTGAATCCCATTATCCCGCGTACGCCTGAAAACCTGTATCGGCAGCTTGCCTATATCGCCGCCCAGAATTGATGCGCAGGTGAATACGTTGGAATTGAGGATCGCCGTCTCCGGGGTGACGTGTTCGCCGGAAAAGGTTGTATTGCCGCCGATTATCCGGACCAACCATTCTGCCGGATTGGATAGCGTACTAATAAGCGGCGTTGACGCTTCGGCAAGGATTTTTCTAAATAGCACTCTTATTCGTCACCTCCTTCAGGGCTTATCTTGCGGCTTCTTTGTTCGCGTTCGCGGAATCCTGGCCAGTAAGATGCCGAACAGCAGCAAAATCACGCCTGTTATATACCAGCCCAGGATTGTATGCCACATGAAGCTGGCTGTAATAATACACGCTACCCCGGCCAGGATGAATAGATCCTCAATGAAGTTGGCAATGAAAGTGATTATTAATGCAAGTATTTTCATTTCTTTTTCACCTGCCTTTAAGGCCGCAAATACCCTAGGCCCACAATACTTCTAAAACGAAAAACTGCCGCTCAAAATATGCGCATTTAAGTCGATTTCTTTTGGAGTAGCCATCGCAAGTTTATGCGCATTTATCACGGCGTCCACGGGGTCAATTCTTCTTGTTTTGCGCTGCAAGTCTTTTTCTATCTTGATTTCACCGAATGAGTTGGATACGGTTTTGGCGTTTATTATGGACCAGGTTAGCAGCGTGTTTCGCTTGTCGTACATAATATTCCCTGCATCTGCTTCCAGGCGGAAATCTTCCGTGGCATCGTCGAGATTTTTGGCGCTTTGTACAATCTCTACGCAGTCCACGCCGAATTCTTCCAGGTCGTTCAAAAACGCCGCGGCATTGTGCGGGTCATAACCGATAGCTTTAAGTTTTAAGTCGTATTCCTCAATGATTTTTTTGTAATAGGCAATGATGTATTTATAATCCGTTTTTACCCCGCCCAGGGTTTCCGTTACGGTAAGCAGCCCATCACGGATCCACATATCATACGGCGCATTATCCGTCTTAATATGCTCTGCTACTCTGTTTTTCGGAATAAAGCTGTGGGAATCCACGAAATATTTACGCTGGCCGTCAATGGTAAGCGGAAATACTAAAGCGCCGGATGTCAAGTCTCCGCCGCTCGATAAGTCCAGCCCTAAATAACATTCCTGGCCGCGCATATCTTCAAGCGTATGGTCGCTTTCGCATTTTTTCCATACTTCCGGAGCCATGTATTGGTCGTCCGTAAACTGTACCCAAATATTCAGGGATTTGGTCATAAAGTTGCGCAACTCTTCCCCTTGCATCTCTCGCGCCTTTATGGCATCTGCGCGGAGACTTAAAAGTGTCTCCGGTGTCCATAAAGGATTTGCTTTTTGCCAGTTGTCTTCATTCCAGATGTCGTCATCTTTGTCTAATTCGGCGATAAAAACAAATTGCGTTTCATCCTGAACCAGTCCACAAAGAATGTTCCGGCAGTAGTTGTAAAGCTCGTAGCAAGGACCGTTTAA